TGCCGTTGAGGAGGTTCTTGCCGGCCACCGGGTGCTCCACGCTGCACCGACCGCCGATCAACTTGGGGCGTTCTGGCGCAACGTGGTTGGGGCGCTGCGCGACCCCATCGACAAAAAGGTATTCGTCAAGAACGAGACCGAACATACCATCGACCTGACCGGCACTGAGCAGCGCATCAGGGCAAAGACGGCGTTCAACGCTGACACCCTGCGCGGCGACTACGCCGACGTGCTCATTCTCGACGAGTTTCAACTGATGGACGAGGAGGCTTGGGATCGGGTCGGGGCGCCGATGTTGCTGGACAACAACGGAACGGCGATCTTCATTTACATCCCGCCCAGCCTGCCCAGCCGCAGCATGAGCAAGGCCCGCGACCCGCAGCACGCGGCGAAGCTCTTCAAGCGGGCGGCGTCTGACACCACCGGGCGCTGGGCAACGTTCCACTTTGCCAGCGCTGACAACCCGCACATCAGCACGGAAGCGCTCGCCGACATCACGCACGACATGACGGCGCTCGCCTACCGCCAGGAGATTCTCGCTGAGGATGTGGACGAGGCGCCGGGCGCGCTGTGGACGCGTGCCTTGTTGGATGGCCAGCGCCTGCTACAAGCGCCGGCCCTGGAGCGTGTCGTTGTGGGCGTTGATCCAAGCGCTACCTCCACAGGCGACGAAGCCGGCGTCGTCACTGCCGGCAGGACTGGTGAGCATTTCTACCTGTTGGCAGACGACAGTATTCAAGGCTCGCCTGTCGTCTGGGGCACTGCTGCGGTGACCGCCTATCACCGACACAAGGCCGACCGCATCGTGGCGGAGTCCAACAACGGCGGCGAAATGGTCGAGATGGTCATCAAGACCATCGACCCAACGGTGCCGGTGCGCCTGGTGCATGCCAGCCGGGGGAAGCAGACACGGGCGGAGCCCATCGCGGCCATGTACGAAAAGGGCCGCGGTCACCACGTCGGCACGTTCGCAGCGCTTGAAGATGAGCTTGCGCTGTGGACACCCGGCGACCCGTCGCCCAACCGGCTCGATGCACTGGTGTGGGCCATGACCGAACTGTTACAGCGCCCGGCGCGGCGCTCTAATTCGATGGCTTGAGAGGATGCACATGGCACAGGTCACAACAGACTTACAGATTGCGATTTCGGCGCTCAGCGGTAAGAAGTTTCGCTATGACCGGCTTTGGCGCTACTACGATGGCGAGGCGCCGCTCGTCTACACCTCCGAGCGCCTGCGCGATGTGTTCAGCGGTCTTGACGCCCGTTTCACCGAGAATTGGTGTGCTGTCGTCGTGGACAGCGTGTTGGATCGCATGGAATTGCGCACGCCGAACATCAGCGGCGACATGGCCGGTACGGCACACCTGTCCCAGCTTTGGGAAGAAACCGGCCTGGTAGACGATGAATACGCCATCCATGAAGATGTCGCGGTGACGGGCGAGTCGTTTGTCATCGCCTGGCCAGATGACGATGACATCCCGCAGGCGTTCCACAATGACGCCCGGCTGTGCCATGCGGAGTACGACAGTGAGAACCCGCGCCGGCTGCGCTTTGCCGCCAAGTGGTGGCAGGCTGATGGCGGCCTTGTGCGTTTGACGCTCTACTACCCCGACCGGTTGGAATACTACGTGAGCAAGCGCGCCTACCAGGCCGGCGAAGAACCGAGCGCGAAAGCGTTCGAGCCGTTCGGCGATGAGCCGGTGGCGGTCAATCCCTACGGTCAGATCCCGGTGTTCCATTTTCTGAGCAACCGACGTAAGGTCAAAAGCCAACTGGCCAACGCCTGGCCGGTGCAGGATATGGTCAACAAGGTTCTGTCCGACATGATGGTGGCGGCGGAGTTTGGCGCCTTCCCCCAGCGCTACGTCATCAGCATGGCCGGGGTGAAGGGGCTGAAAGCGGCGCCGAACAGCATCTGGGACTTGGTTGCGGGCGAGGATGGCATGCAGCCGACGACGGCCGGACAGTTTCCTGCCATGCCGCTATCCAACTACCTGGAAGCCATCAACAAGCTCACCGCCGACATCGGCATCATCACGCGCACACCGCGACACTATTTCTTCGTGCAAGGCGGTGACCCGTCGGGCGAGGCGCTGATTGCGATGGAGGCACCCCTCAACAAGAAAGTGGAGCGCCTGGCCGCAGCGCTTGAGCCGACCTGGCGCGACTTGGCAGCGTTTCTTCTGGCCCTGGACGGTATGGCAGCTCGTTCACAGGACATCGTAGCGGAGTACATGCCCGGAGCGACCGTCCAGCCGCGCACACAGGCGGAGATCCGTAAACTCAACGTCGAGGCGGGCATCCCCATCGATAATCTGTTGCGTGACGAGGGTTGGACGGAGGATGACCTTGCCGAACTGGACGACGACGCGAAGCGCGCGCAGGACTGAGCGCCTGCGACAGCGGAGCTATGCCGATGCGGTGCTGTCGGCGGCACAAACGGACTTTGACCGGGGCGAGGCTGTGTAATGCCACCGGTTGTCATCGATGTCATCAATGATTTTCGGGCCGGCCTGTTGCGCGCCGAACAAACGCAAATGGCCGAAGCCGCCCGGCGCTGGCTTGGCGTTGAGCAGGCGCTTCAGGCGCAAGCGGATGCACTGTCACAATGGATGGCGGGCGACGGACATGTTACCCGCGTCGAACACCTGATGCAGTCCCGGCGCTGGCAAGAGCTACAACGCCAGGTTGACGTCGAGATGCGCAAGTATTCAACGTACCTCGACGGGCGCATCGTCGATGGCCAGCGCAACATGGCGCTAAACGCCATCAGTCACAGCCAGGCGACGATCAACGCCATCTCCACCGAGGCGCAAATCGTTGTGCCGTTTAATCGCCTGCCTACCAGCGCCGTTGAGAATATGATCGGCTTAGCCGGCGACGGGTCGCCCGTGCGTGCGCTGCTTGACGAAGCGGCCGCGGCCGGCCCTGATGCGATGGCACAAGAGCTTGTCAACGGCATCGCCCTGGGCCGCAACCCGTTGGAAGTGGCGCGGCGGGCCATTCGCCAGGGCCTGGGGCAGTCGTTTACCCGCATGGCGACGATTGCCCGCACCGAACAATTGCGGGTGTACCGCGAGACGACGCTTCAGGGTGCGCGG